TGCCAAGCTGAGTCGAACCAACAGCAGTCGAATTAAAAAATCTTAATCTTGTTCCACCACCTGTTGAACTCATAACTTCAATTACATCTTCATAAGCCGTAGCAGAGTTGCTTCCCTGAAGAGCAAGCGTATAATCTACTACACCAGTTGACTGGCTTGCAGGGCCACGAATCTTGGCACTATTAGCACTAAAAGCTAGGTTACTTGTACTGGTTAATCCAGCACTTGCTAAGGTTACTCCTGCCATTGTGAATGTTGCACCAGACGTATCAAATGTTATTAAATTGGTAGTTGTTCCACCAACAAAAACAACGTCACACTCAAATTGGACTTGCTTATTGTTACCGGATATGGCTTCAACAAATCTTAAGTTTCCACCAGTCCAATACGATTCTACTACATTTGCACCAGTTCCCATAATAGTCTCCCCTTTTTATGTGGCTATAAGGCCAAGACCAATAAGACCTGTTGTCAGTGCATTGAGTTTGTCAATAAACCCACCGTCACCACTGGTTGCACTGCCGATAGTTGGAATCTGGCTTGTTCCACCAGTAGTATTAAAAAACCTAAGTTTAATTCCACCACCGGTTGAATTAACAATCGCAATAACATCTTCATAGGCGGTCGAACTATTAGTTGCCTGAATAGCAAATGTCTTGCTTGTTCCTGCGGCTGATGAGCTTGACAAGCCACTTACACCGCGAATAGCAGCGGCAGTAGCAGAGAAAGTTAGGTTACTTGTGCTGGTCAACCCAGCGGTGGCAAGCGTTACACCCGCCATGGTAAACGTAGCACCAGATGTATCGAACGACACTGTATTGGTAGTTGTGCCACCAATAAATACTGTGTCAATTTTGAATTGAACCTGTTTGTTATTGCCAGAAACCTTTTCAGCAAATCTAAGATTCCCGCCAGTCCAATATGATTCTACAGCGGCCGCGCCTGTTCCTTTAGGCATATATAAATCCTTTTTTTAAAACTCGATAGGGATTTCCCTTTTCGGAGTCGTTCCCCGTAGGGATGAGATTGATTGACAACCCCATCCCCTTGATTAACTTACGAAGTAATAGCAGTTGGAGGCGGTTGGCCTTTATACTGCGTTTGAATGTAATAAATCACAGACGCATGGTTAGTTGACTGACTTGACGCTGTAATAGTTACCCGAATCGCATCTGTACCAGTAGATAGCTGTGCCGGGTCAATTTGACCAATTATCATTTGATTTTGAGTTGTGGCCGCACACGCCATAGTAGCCGCAGCGGTCTGCTCAACCAGCGTATCGGCACTGGTTGTTGAAGTATTTTTCCACCATTTGATGGATTTGGTTGTGGCGGTTGCACCAGCTCCGGTGCTCGAAGTACACTCGTCAATTCCAATGGTGGTAGCGTGACCGACTGTTTGGTTCATATTGCATACTACCCAAACCTTGCCAGTAACGTTTTTAAGAGCAATCGTATCGCCAGTTGTTGCCGCATTGGTCGAAACTGGACTCAATGCATTGACAATTTTAAGGCTCTGTGGAAGTGTAAAAACAGACATATATATATTTCCTCCATTACGACGTTATGGCCGCAGGCGGTGTAGCCTTTTTGTATTGAGTTTCCATGTAGTAATTCGCAGATACATAATTTGCAGCAACCGTGGTAGCTGTACAGGTCACACAAATTGCATCAACACCAGTACTTAGCTGTGCTGGATCAATCTGGCAAACGACCTGCTGATCGGTTACACTGGTTGTCAAGGTAAGTGTAGCACCGGCTGTCTGAACAACCAGCGTATCTGAGTCAGTTGTGGCAATGTTTTTCCACCACTTGAACGCCTCGGTGCTTGCAGTTGAACCACCACCAGCAACAGTCAGGGCTTCGTTAATACCAAAGACAGCTTCACTTGTTCCACCGGTAGAACAGGTAGTGATGTTTGCTACCATCCATACTTTGCCAGCTACGTTTTTTAAATTAACATAGTCGCCAGTCACCGCAGCATTCATACTAACAGGCTGCAATGCCACGACAATTTTTAAATCTTGCGGTAATGTAAAAGTACTCATAATGTTTCTCCTATCTTGAACGCTTTAATTACGTTCTGGTTGAGTTTAACATTACGAATGGTGAAAGAGTATTTGAACCCTGTGCAGGTGTCAAAGTTGTTGACCAGATCGGTTTGCCATCAAAACGAGTAATCCAGCGGAATGCAGTCTGATCCCAATCGAATTTGAGGTGAATTGACATAGCTGTTTCAATACCACCCTTAGAAAGCGTGTAATACTGAGACATATCAGCAAGGATAATATCACCCTTGTCACCAATTGTTGAACACTGTTCGAGAACAAATATCGGTCTACCCATGAGTGTACCGAACGGAGCACTTACAGCACCATCAGTACCACCAGCACTTGCGGGCAGATACACAGGAACACCAGCAGTACCAACAACATTGGTCATTGTGAGCAATTCTGTATAGACATCCTGATTGATAAACCATGCAGAATTCGGGATACTCGGTGCATACATTCTCGCCCACATTGCAACAACATTGTCCCAAAGTAGGGTATCAGAACCCTGTCCGCTGACAGCACTAACTGTTACTGTAGCACCAGCATTTAGAATACCAAGAGGCTTGCCAACACCATCACCACGAATCATAGCGTCCTGAAGTTTATAGGCAATTTCCTGAGCAAACATATTGCCAGCGAGTTGATCAAGAATACTGACATCTTTAAGCATTTCTTCAGATGCATAGAAAAGGGCATGAAGTTTATTGAGTTTAAGCTCAACCTCTTCATACGTAGGCCGAGAAGCAGATAACTGACCAAGCTCAGCACCCCATAGTGCCTGAACACCACCAAAACGAGAGCCGTCTGCACGAGACGATTCACTATTGGCAGGGAAGTTCATAGTGTTTGAATCTGACGAAGCAGTAAACGGTGTGACTAGTTTCATAACTTGCGAATTGTCATACACACGTTGAAAAACTTCTTTTTGCTGATCTGTTTCAACAAGAAATCCACCGTCAGCACCAGTTAACCCATCGTTCCCTGGAGTACCTGCGGCACGTGTTTCTGGTTCAAGCAATTTACGCAGACGTTTGTGAATCACACCTGATTGAGGATTCGATGCACGCCAAATAGCCTGAAGTGAATGGCCGAGCGTGGCAAACGGTTTGTCTTCTTCACGATCTTCACCAACAACTACCACTTCACTGTTAACCGGAGTCTCAAGAATAGGCTCTTCTGTCGGGGTCTTAAATTTAGTTTTACGTGCTTCTGATTTCTCGGCACGCTCGATATCTTTTTCTACAGCCTCAATCTCAGTGTCAATGGTATCAAGTCTTGCCTCATCTTCTTCTGTCTTTACTTCCTTTGCCATGATAACATCATACTCTTCAATCAGAGCCGTACGTTTTTCAAAAAGGTTCATGATAGAATCTTTCCTTGTTTAGAATTTCTGTTTTTATAATTGAAACAACGTCTTGCATGTTTGAACCGTCTAATACGCTCTCGGCTGACCACTCGTGCGGATTCGTCACGTTGGCTCTGCTGGTCAACTGGCTCTTGCTCAATTGGCTCAGGTTGGACAGGATCGACTGGTTCGTTTATGCTACGTGTTTCTTGTTCAGGTTTTCCGTGTTCTTGTTTCCATGTTTCAAACGAACGGAAAAGTTTTTGATAATCTTTAGATGATTTAATTGCAATATCTGTGTCTTTATATGCTGGATAGGTAACTGGAGACACATCGTAAAGTTGGTCTATTTCAAGAATAGTTCTGGTTACCATGTCTTCGCTTGTATCTTCTTCCCACATTTCACGTTTTACCGTAAACGCAAAAGACTGTTGAGACACGACACCCGGTTCAATGTTAGCCTTGAGATCACGAGCATATGAAGTGTCTGTAGGCGTTATCTCTGAGAAAAGACCTATGTCGTCCTCTGTGAGTTTGAGTGAACCTGGACCGGAATTGATGGTGCTTCTAGCCAACGGCATTGACGAGTCATGATTCCAAAGCGCACGAACATCTGACCGAGTGAGAGCATTTTTAAATGCACCGGGAGCGATTGTTTCGCGAACACCCCAAAAAGTGTCTTCAAAAAGAGTATTAAACTTAGCAGAATATCCCGACATAGTAACAAGCTCACCGTCTTCTTCTCTTGTCTCGAAAGCTATATCTGCGGGAATATATCTTCGTTCTATTTCACTTTCTGAGACAGAGGCGATGTCTTCAGATCTGTTATATTTTTCGTCCCAAATAGTCTTGAATTTTTCTCTCTCTTCGTCTGTAAACTGATCAGACTCTAGGATATCTGTTGGATAAGCCGGTGTATCAAGCACATCAGAAGTTTCAACCACTGGTTCGGATTCGTTAACCATCTCAACTTCATCGACAATCGGTTCACTGACCGTTTCTGGTTCAATTGGCTCAACAGGATCAACAGAATCTTCTTCAGAAACCACTTCAGGAGTCACTTCGGTGGTTATTTCAGAATCTGTCGGACTATCCACAACAGGTACTGTTTCAACAGTATCCACAGTTTCAATATCTCTTTCGTCCCACAGTTTACTGAAAATTTCAAATCGTTTTTCAGTGCCGAACTCCGACTCAATTGTTTCGTCTTCCATGCAACGGACGACAAACTCTTCTTTCGTTTCATTTTCAAATGGTTTTGGTAGTGCCATAATATTTTCCTAATTTATGGGTTATTCGTCTTCTTGTTCAATATTTTTTATCTTGTCGTTCAGTAAATCCATAAACGTGTTAGCAATAAAGTCCGGTTTGTCTTCTTCCCATTCGCGGGTAACAGAATCAATCTTGGATTTAAGATTGGCAAACCCTGTGTCTGAAATTATTGTTCTGAGACTGTTTACACTAGTATCAATATAGTTCTTTGCATATATATCTACATTGCTATATATATTTATATCTAATAAACTATCAACAGATTCAAATATCGGGTCTATACGAAGAAGAACAAAATTCAGTATGTCTGTATTGTATAACTGCTTTACACTGTCCATAAAAATAAGAACATCGTCCTGAGATTTTACTTTATTAGCAAGTCTTCTAAGTTTTTGGCCTTCATGCTTTGCGGTATGACTGATAGCATCGCGGAACAATGGATAAAATGATGTTGTTACCTTTTCACGTAAAAACTCACGGTTTTCATCGATTTTCGCAAGTTTTTGGCCTGTTTCAAGGCTTTTCTGTTCGTTTTCATCGGGTTCTAATTCATCGTCTTGAGAATCAATGTCATCAATATCATCGCCAATATTATCTGAATCGTCTGAATCAGTTCCATTTTGTTTGTCTATTTCGTTTTGAGCTTTTGCCGCCATACCTTCAAGGGGAAACATCGTCTGATTAACAAAATACTGATCGCCACCCTCAATAGGATTCTCATTTTCAAGCTCTCTCACATCGTTCGGACTAAGCGACCCAATATTAAATCTGGTACGATAATATTCTCCACGTGCTTTTGAATCACCACGAAGCAAATTAATAGCCAAGAACTCAGCAAAAAACTTTTTCTGTTCGCGAGAACTCAACAATTTGGTAAATGTTTCCTGTTCCCACACACCGAACCAAAACATAAGTGTGTCTGTTACATATTCAAGATTCTGCTGTTCAATGTTGTTATTTGTTGACCGTTCAAGGTCTTCAATTTTATGTAACGGAATTCGATAGTATCTTGCTATTTCGGGTATCTGAAACTTACGGGTTTCAAGAAACTGAGAGTCATCATTAGGCATTGAAAGTTTTTCTATCTTCATGCCTTCTTCAAGTATCTCAAGTTTATGAGAATTACCAACACCTTTGTGACGTTGATTCCAAGAGGTCTTAATGTTTTTTGCACCTTCTTCACCCAACACGTTTGGATGAGTCAATACAAAATCAGGACGCGCACCATTGGCAAAAAACTTACTACCATATTGTTCGGTTGCAGCAGCCAGCCCAAGTGCGTTTCTTGCTTTCTGTGCATACGAATAACCAGTTATTCCATCAAACCCAAGTCCATGGATATGAAACACGTCATGCGAAGCTAAAACAGGCTTGCTCCCATCCTCTTTACTATATATATATATCAAAGCTTTTGTTTCGGGGTCACGACCACTTTTCATGCGATCTGGACGTAACAACCAAAGAGAATTAACAGAGCCATCAATATTTCTAATTATCTGTGCATAGCCATTACCCCAGGATAAGGCATGTGCTTGAATAGCTTGCTTAAATTCTATGGCACTCATTTCAGGATTAGGTTGATATCTAAGCAGTCTAAACAGGTCTTTGGTTATTGCTTTTTCTTTACCACGTGGTTTTAATCGCTCATAATATATAAACGGCGTAACAGCAATATCTTGTGATATAATATTTATACAAGCCCAATATGCTGAAATATCAAGTGCGGTTTGTTCGTTTATCGGCACACCAGAATTGGTTCCCATTTTACTAAAAAGGCTTGTAAACCAATAATCACTAAACTCACCGCGACCATCGGCTCGTTTCTGTATATTTAAGCTGGGGAATAATTTCATTTATTGCCTTTTGGTTGAATTACGTAGTTGAGCAATTGTCATAAGAATAGCCCCGGAAATAACACAAGCCAATGATAAAGATATCAGATACAATCCATATGTGAACAGCGCGAATCCACCAATAAATTCTATGTCACTGTAGTCGAACAAGTTAGCTATAAACTTAATTATATATATAGCTTTATTACTATATTTTATTACAAAGGATTTCACGAACTTGAACGGTTTCTTAAATATTTTAATTGGGTATCTCTTTGGTAACGGGTTAGTCGTCATCATCCTCAAGGTCAATTGATAAAAGCCCACGGGTATTATAAATAGATTCGGTAACTGCACAGTTACGAACAGCACCGTCAAGTGCCATGATACTTGCTACAACACCATCAATACGCTTATTTGTCTTACCTCTGTCAGGCTTAACAGGACGAATATTACCAGCCGAATCTTGTTTTACACTCGTGCATCCCATCATCCAATTCATAACAGGATTATTAGCATGTGCGAGTTCACCGTCTAATACACGTTTTTCAAAATCTTTAGAAGCTGCGTTATACGATCCCATTGATTGCGCAAACGTAACCAGTGGAAAATTATCTGCTTCAAGTATAGTAGTAACGTAAGAAGCGTTCCACGGATCATACAATATTTGGTCAAGTGAATAAAGTTCAGAATCTTTTCGTATTTGTTCAATTATATAATCGTAGTTTACTGAACCACCCGGCGTGGCTGTTACAAACCCCTGATTTATCCAAACATCATATGCAACTTTATCTTTCATTACCCGTTCGTGTAAATCGTCCTGTGGAATATAAAAATCATACAAAAACTTGTATTTATCATCTGGTGTTAATGGTGGAAAACATTTAACCCATGCTGTTATATCATGAGAGGTGGAGAGATCCAATCCTCCGTAACATTGATGACCATGTAGTCCACTCTCACTTACCGCATGATTGTTCAATGCCCACGAATCGCTTGTTATCCAGAGTGTTTCTGCTTCTGTCCATATATTTAATTTTTTAGTCTTAAAGTCATTTTGTTTACTTGGAACCCGCTTGGCAGTTTCAAACATTATCCGCATATCTTCAAGATAAACAGAAACATTCAGATTAGGGTTTGCCTTTATCCAACAAGATTCATCCATCCAATCATCTTCGTTATCTATAGTATATATAATCCCAAACACACTGTCGTCATTAATATTCTGGTCATCATAGTTTTCAAGTATCGTGCAAATATCACCACGCATTTCATAGCATGGGCAATTCTTTTCAAAACCAGCGGTGGTAATCACATACGTTATCGGCTGTTTTCGTGAACCCATACCAGAACGAAGAACATCATACATACCAGAGTCAGGGTGAGCATGATATTCGTCTACAAGCGATCCATGAACATTAAGGCCATCTTCTGTTTTTGACTCTCCACTAAGTGGCTCAAATTTGCTTCCCGTTTCCATGCAATGAATGTTATCACGAAGCGTATTTAACTTTCTACGTAACGCTGGGGACGCTTTGACCATCCTGATTGCAGGCTTATGGATGGCACGAGCCTGTTCTCTTTTGGTGTTATGTGTTGCAATCATTGATTCTGATGCTAAAAACAAATGGTTTGGTGAATCAACTTCTATGCATTTAACTGGAACAGAATCAATCTCTACAACATCAACAATAGACCTGTTGAGATTCCTTGACGGCTTTCCCGGTCTATCTATTTGCCTATCTCTTTTTCTCGTTAAATTAAATACTGGATTATCACTATATGCCTTAAAACTTATAGAATAACTATCCTTGCGTGATGTCTTGTAAATATTTACTTTCGCCTTGAACCCTAAACTTAAAATTAACTCATGTATATCATTTGCTAGTCTTGGTATTGAACTTGTTATCCTGCATTCACCAATCTTTGTACATGTTCCATCCGTATCCATTAATCCACGTAGCAACTGTAGCCTCTGTGATATTGATGCTCGTAAATATTTTTGTGGTATATGCTTGTTGCTTATTAAATCCAAATGTCTGAGATGTTTTCTTATATCCAAAACAGTAAAGCTTATCATATTTTGATTTGGCTTCATGTAACTTAAACTGTATCCATCACGCTCAATATGTTCTGGAATCTCACGGTCATCCTTGTGTGTTCCAATCGATCCTCTTGTTGATGTCCCATCACCCAACCATGCTCCAAGTGTGTAAGGAGCCAATTCTAAAGCTGTTTCATCGGTATCCAACATACCAGCTATTGGTATAAAATGATTGCTTGAATTCCACCCTGTTTTTAATGTATTAAATATTTCTTCTGTTGTTCTCACACCTGTTTTTAATGTATCTATATGTTTTCTAATTGGTCTTTTGCCTAGTTCTTCATTTAATTTAATTTTAAATTTTTTGTCTTTATCGGCATCTTTCCAAGTACATACATAGTGGACTTTATTGTGTAATGAAAAAACTGCTTTTCTTTTATCTAAACATCTTAATTTCGGCAATCCAACTGATCCGCTATTGCCCTCGAATCCACTGACCTTTCTTGTCTGCCACAAATGTCCTGCATCAGCAATTATTTGAGACCCGTCATCAAAAATAACACGATAACATTTGTGGTTATCTATTACTGGTGTAACATACGTCACATTACAAATATTGCCATTTTCATCAAACAGCTTGTTCCTTACAGATACTTGCCCTACTGTTGTCCACCCACTTGGTGTGGGCAGTTTTGTATCAAGTGATAATGCAGCACACGAATAAACCTGCGCCCCGGCCTCTCCATCGTATCCGGTAAGGTAATTACCGATGCCTGCCAACTTGATCGACTTCCCATTTTTCCTAGCAATTTCTTCATAAACGGTTCTAAATCTTCTATGTCCGTCTGGATTTTTCCATCCGAATACACATGCAAGAATAAACTGTTGCCAAGCCTCAAGCTCTATTACTGTTCCTGCCCACTCACCCTCGGAGTGTTTACAGAATTCAAAAAAATCTATAATGTGTTCGGCACTTGCTGTATCGAACCAAAGTCCACGCTCAGCACCAGTGTCAAGATCATACAGGTGACGCTGAACAGCAAGTTTAGTCCACTTGCAAGTGGGAATGCGTCCTGATAAGACATCCTCGATATACTGATTATATAGATATTCTGAAATAGTTTAAAATAGTCCTTGACAAACGGGTTCAAAACACTTATAATAGAGTCAACCCCAAAGTAAGGAACATGGAGTCCGCAATGGATTAGTGTTCAGCACAACGAAGCCCCAAGACTATTATAGCTCTGGGGTTTTGTTTGTAGTATGGTTCCTAGCTCT